CTCTAGAACTGTTTCCTGGTACTGGTCAATTTTTACAATATAGTGTTTCTGCTGAACCTTTTTACATAGCAGACAGATATTATGATATATGTTATGAAGCATCACAATCATTAAATAATGAATTTTATGCAAATCGTCGTTTACGAAAATATGAAATAAAAAATAATGATATGACATCTTTACCACAAAAATCTTTAGGAATAGTGTATTGTTTTAATGAATTTATATTTGCAAACGAAGATTATATTGTTGATATTAGTAAGCAAGTATTTGATTTATTATATGATGGTGGAATTTGGATTTTTAATTTTTTACCTGATAATGAAATATGGGCACAACAGGCTAATTTAGAAAATAGTTTAAGTGTAATTAATTGTCAATACATTATTAATAAACTTACAATGTTGGGATTTGTGTTAGATAATTTTGAAATTCAACCACTTAAAAGCAGTTATATGATTTGGCGAAAAAACGGAAAATTAAAACCACGTTGTAAAATTAGTGGAGGTACAGCAGAAATAATTGACTTATAATTATAATTTGATATAATGTGTTACAAAGGAAAAATTCGATGAAAGACTTTCTTACAGATATTGTTCATCACACACTTGGAACTGGTAAAATTGATGTTATCAAGATTAGTGGTGATGATAAAGAAACAAAGATTCAAAGTGTTAGTGAAGATCGCACACTTATTCTTAATGCTACATTTAATGAAGTAAATGCAGATTTTGCTGGCGTATTTGGTATGCCAAATCTTGGTAAACTTAATACGATTCTTAATATTCCAGAATATGCAAAAGATGCAACGATTGAATTAAAACGTGAAAAACGCAATGGAACGGATACACCAGTAGGTATTCATTTTGAAAATGCTAACGGCGATTTCAAGAACGATTATCGTTTTATGACTACAGAAGTTATCAATGAGAAATTGAAAACTGTTACTTTCCGTGGTGCTAACTTTGGTGTTACCATTGAACCAACTGTTGCAGCTATTCAACGTCTTAAGTTTCAAGCACAAGCAAATAACGAAGAACCAACATTTATTGCCAAGACAGAAGGTAACAACTTGAAATTTTATTTTGGTGATGCTTCAACACACGCTGGTAACTTTGTATTCCAAAGTGATGTAACTGGATCTATCACAAAGGGTTGGGCATGGCCAGTTACATTGGTGATGTCTATTCTTAATCTTCAAGGTGACAAGACAATGCAATTCAGTGATGATGGTGTTGCCAAGATTACAGTTGACAGTGGACTTATTAAATATGAGTATCTGCTACCTGCAAAGACAAAGTAATGAGCGAAGATAACGATCTTAAAGTATTTCTTTCCTGTGAGTGTCATTGCCCCGAACATACCGTTATTGTTAGCGTGTTTGATTGGGGCAATGAAATGCCTTATAAACCAGATTTTATTATTGATATTCAGGCATCTAATTTTAGACCATTCTGGAAAAGATTTATACCAGCATTAAAATATATTTTTGGTGCTGAATTAACTTGGAATGATGTAATTATACAAAAGGAAGATATTCCTAAATTACAGGCAGCAATTAATCACTATAATAAGTTATTGAAAAATAACGATAAAAAAGTGGTTGACAAAGTAAAAAAGTAATGTATATTGTGAATTATGGCACTGGCAAGTCCATATCGTAACGCTAAAAGAAAGATAGCAATAATGATTAAGAACCAAAATGTAAATCGTGTGTTTAATGACCTTGAGGCGTTCAAGGCATTTTGTGTGGAATATGGTTTTGTCTTTAATGAGGCAGACCTTTATCGTAAGGGAGCGCATGCTTATGCACAGTTTGAACGTGTGAAGCGTGGTGAAAAGATTCCCTATAATTGGGAACATGATCTTAAATTACTTGAAGAAAAAATCTACGGAACTGTTCAATAATTAACGGGGACTTGCCAATGTCATTAACTGTTTATAATATTGATTCGCATATCCAAACCGATTCTCATATCCAAACAATTTGGGATATTCTAATCGATAATAAACCAGAAGAAGGTGCAGGAAAGTATAGCAAAAACTTTCTTAAAAAATATCCACCAGAATATCATGTTTCTTTTCCAGTTAAGAATACTTGGACTGAAAGACAACGTGGTATGTATCTATTGAAGGGTTGGTTTACAGAAGATAAACTTGTCAATGGCACAGATTATCTTTTTTTGCGTGTTGATAATCCCGAAACAATTCGTGTATGGTTTGCAGATCCTGCAAATTGCAGTTTTTATGCGATGAAATATTCATGCCAAAAAAACGAAGCATAGTATTAAACTTTCCAAGTAATAGTTTAACTAAACGTGCAAATAACGATTACAGTTATTACATTGATGTAGGTGGACCACTTATTGAAGGTTCTGCCCTTAATGGAAATTATCGTGATGTAGAAGCAGCTTGTATTATATCTAATGCGCTTGGCGAAGCAGGTTATAGATATGGTGAAGATTTTGTATTTGAAACTTGCGGTTTAGATAAAGTTGTGATATTATTTTTTACAGATGAAGCGGCAACTTATGCCGCAATGAAATTACCAACACTACCAAGAGAAGATTTAGAAATATGAATGAAGATAATGAAAAACGTATTTGGGGACATTTTACAGTCCTATATGATGCTGGCAATGTAAAAGTTAAAGAACTTCATGTTGATCCAAGTCGTTGTTTAAGTTATCAACGGCATGAGCATAGAAGTGAACATTGGGTTATTCAACAAGGTGTTGCACGTATGATTTATAATAATAATGATTATGTAGAAAATGATAAAAGTTGTATCCTTCAAAAAGGTGATACATTTACAATTCCTGTTGGACATTGGCATCAAGTTATTAACATTGGAAAAGAACCACTTGTTATTGTAGAAACACAATATGGTAAAATGTGTGAAGAAGATGATATTGAAAGAAAATTCCAATGAAATGGTTTGATAAGTGGTTTGCTAAAAAAGTTAAACAGGCTTGGGATAACGCTAATCAACTTTCTGTAGTAAGTGATGTTTATGTGAAAGACCAAGCACGAATTCGTCCTACACATCCAAGTAAAGGATTTGTTGATTTTAAGTTATGGTTTGCAGATAATGGTGGTTATATTATTGAGTTCAGCAGATATGATGAACGCAAAGACAAATATAATAATGAACTGTTTATTATACAAGATGGTATAGAAAATCTTGGAAACGAGATTACACAAATCCTAACGCAACATGTGATAAGTAATAGGTGAGCAGCACTCAAATAGAATATGACTTTGAGTATGATACTGGTCGTGCTATCCCAAGAGATAGCAACGGTTGGCAAGAATTTGCTAATGCTCGTAAAAATAATATGATAAGATGGATTGATAACGCACTGGTTCAAAATGATGATAGTGCTTTTTTTAATATATCTTATGCTAAACAAAAAACACTTCAAGAGCAACATCCAAGTTTATCAGAGGCTTGGAAAACTTATCTAACATTATTGCAGGTGACCAATGAATAGCCAAACTACCATGGACATGGATGACGAAGAAGTAGAATATCTTGTATTAAAATATATTGTTGAACAAATTAAAACTGGTAAAAAATACGTTAAAAGTAGTGAAATTTATGAATATCTTGGGTCCGATTTACCAGAGGACTTTGTGGATGAGAAAGTAGTCCTATCCCCAAAAGCTGAAACATTTATAAAAAATTATGAGGCAAAACACCGTCCTTATATAAATTAGTGCTTGACAGATATTAAATATGGGTATATAAAGGGATATATGGAGAAAACCATGCGTAAAATTATTGCTGCCGCACTTGTTGCCCTAACATTAGTTCCAACAGTTGCCCATGCTGATTGGCGTGGTCATCATCATGGTGGTCCACAATATCGTCACAATGGCGGTGGTGACGCAGGTGCCGCTATAATTGGTGGGCTTGTAGGCGGTATTATTATTGGTGGTATGCTTAATAGTATGAGCCAACCACAATATTATCAACAACCTTATTATGACCCATATTATTACCAACCAGTATGTAATCGTTACTTTGCTGGTCGTGATCCATGGGGTCGTCCAGTATTTCAAACAGTGTGTCAATGAAAATATTCAATAAAATTATAGAAGCATTAACTAATACTAACACAACCGCTGACGCCTCTACTGTGCAAACAGAAAGCGCACCATCTGCCGTTACTGAAACTAAAGAACCTAAAACCAAAAAACCACGTAAGAAAAAAGAAAAACCTGTTAAAACAGAACCTAAAGTTACTGTGCTTGGATTTGATTTTGATCCAAAAAATCCAAGCATGGGTAGCATGGAACTTGATTGGAACGCAGAGTTTATAGAAATGTTGCGACAAAATGGCTATCGTGGGATTAATCCCGAAGACCTTGTAGATGCATGGCTTAACGATGTGGCACGTAATATCATACGCACAAATGAACAAAATCCCCCTAATTTAGACAACACACGTTATGTTACCAGAACCAGCCTTGGCGATGGTCGTACTGAAATAAAATAACCCTTGACAAAATAAAACCCATATATTATATTAACATTATGAAATATCTTCTTGTAGATTCCGCAAACCTGTTTGCACGTGCCCGTCATTCCACTTCACGTGGTGCGGATACATGGCAAAAGATTGGTCTTGCCTTTCACATTATGTTTAACTCGATTCAAAAGGTAAATCGTCTGCATAGACCAGACCATGTTATCTTTGCACTGGAAAGTCGTAGTTGGCGTAAAGATACACAAGCTGCATATAAAGCTAATCGTGCAGTTGTTAAAAACAAAATGACACCACGTGAAGCTGAAGAAGATGCAGAGTTTTGGAAGGCATATGAAGAATTTACAAATTGGGTAAATGCTAAAACTAATTGCAGTGTTATTAAAGTTGCACGTGCAGAAGCAGATGATATTATTGCACGTTGGGTAGCATTGCACCCTAATGATGAACATATTATTTTGAGTAATGACAGTGACTTTTATCAGTTGCTTGCAGAAAACTGCACTATTTACAATGGTTTAACCAATCAACATATTACATTACAAGGTTTCTTTGAAGACAGTGGTAAAGTTGTTCTTGATAGTAAAACCAAAGAACCTAAAACTGTTGGTGATCCAAAATTTGTGTTGTTTGAAAAATGTATGCGTGGTGATCCTACTGACAACATTATGAGTGCATATCCTGGTGTTCGCACCAAAGGTAGTACTAAAAAAGTTGGATTAGTAGAAGCGTTTGCTGATCATGAAAAACGTGGTTGGGCATGGAATAATATGATGTTACAACGTTGGACTGACCACGAAGGTGTAGAACATCGTGTGCTTGATGCTTATGAACGCAATCGTGTTCTTATTGATTTGACAGCGCAACCTGTTGAAATTCGTGATGCTATTGATGAAGCATTGCGTGGTGTAGAGCCAAAAAGCAATACACAAATTGGAACCCATCTTATTAAATTCTGTAGTAAGTGGGAACTTGTTAAGTTGAGTGAAAATGTGCAACCTATTGCCGATATTTTGGCAAAACCTCTAATGGAGAAATCCTATGTCTAAAGTAATAAATTTTATTGATACAATCCTTCCTTGGTTGGTAATATTGACATTTCTTTGTGACGCTATCATTTATTATAATATTGATACTACACGTTTTACTATTGATGTTGCAGCTATTGGTGGGTGGATAAGTTTGATTGATATTCGTGAAAAGTATAATTCACTTAAAAATAAGATCGAAGGAAAATCAGTTAATGAGTCTTAAGGCAAAGAACATTGTAGAAAATCGTTTCTGGATTATTGAAAACGATAAAGGTGAACGTATCGGGAACATCGCACAAACTACGAGCGGTGTTCGTTGCACTATGGAAGATACAGTAGAAATCTTTCCATCAATGCAAGAAGTGCTTGCACAAAAAGATATTAAAGTTGTTCGCCGTAGTCGTGAAACAAAACCTACGGTTGAAAACATGGTTTATGATTACCCCACAAATCATACACCACATAATATCTTGTGGAATGTTAAACTTCGTGTTCCAATCTATACAAAGAATGACAAGAGTAGCAGTTACTACTGTGCTGGTTATTATATTGTAAAATATAATAAAAACTTTACACCAGAATTTACACCAAAGTTAATTACATTACAACGATATGAATATGAGGGACCATTTAAGACTAAGTTGGAACAACAAGAACGATTAAGGATTATGAATAGTGAGACCGCCTAATACACATTATATCCGTGAGTTTAATAATCGTGCTACCAAAACTGCTGGTAAACAGATTATTGATAACGATGAAATCAACAAAGTTCAAAGTGAACTTGTAGATTTACTTGGATATGTGTTGGAGTTGGAGAATCGTATTGCTGACTTAGAATTAAAACTTGAAAATGCTGATGTTATAAACGTTGAAATGGTGGGGAAAGATTTTTAACGTCGAATCGATTCGATAAATAAACTATAGATATTATCAATTATGAGTAGACCAAAACCACAAGTTCTATTAGAAATTACGAATAAGACAAATTACAAGTCGGATCAAGTTCTGGCAAGTGAAGGTATATGGGCTATCTTTCTTGACAACAAACCTGTAAATCTTAAGACTACAAGTATGTTAGCACAATAC